CAGCCTTGGCAAGAAGCAGCACCACGCCGATGTGATTGTGGCCACCATCGGCAGCATTCACAAGTCAGCGCACCTGCTAGGTGACATCAAGGCGGTGATCATTGACGAGGCGCATCTGGTCAGCACCAAGGCGTCTGACGCCGGGATGTACCGCACTTTCCTGTCCAAGCTGGGCGAGATCTGCCAGTTCCGCACGGTGGGCATGACCGCCACGCCGTTTAGGGGCAACCAGGTCTGGCTGACCGATGGCGAAGACCCGTTGTTCACCGGCATCGCGTCCAATGTGACCATGCGTGAGTTGCTCGACCAGCAGTTCCTGTCGCCACTGGTGCCACCGCCAGTGCAGATGACCACCAAGATCGACGCCAGCAATGTCGGCATCTCGAACGGCGACTACAAGGTCGGCGAGCTGTCCGAGGTGGTGGACTCGTATCTGTTGCAGGTGGCTCAGGAAGCCGTTGTAATGGCCTCAGAACGCCGCAAATGGATCGCCTTCACGCCGAGTGTGGCCAACGCCGAAAGCCTTGCCGACAAGCTCAACGAGCGAGGCATTGTCAGCGCCGTGGTCTGCGGTGAAACGCCAGCGCAGGACAGGGAAAGCCTAATCCGGGGCTTCAAGGCCGGCCAGATCCATTGTCTGGTCACCGTGCTGGCGCTGTCCACCGGCTTCGATGTGCCCGATGTGGACTGCATTATCTGGTGCCGCCCGACCAAGTCGCCGGTGCTGTATGTGCAGGGCATGGGGCGCGGCACACGCATTGCACCTGGCAAGCAGGACTGTCTGGTGCTGGACTTCACCGACACCGTCGAGCGCCTTGGGCCGGTAGACATCATCAAGGGCAAGAGCAAAACCAAACGCGCCGGCGACCAGTCTGCGCCGTTTTGCATCTGCCCTGAGTGCGGTGAGCGCAACGCACCAGCCGCGCTGGTGTGCGCCGCCTGTGGGGCGACCATCAAAGAGCCAGAAGTGGCCAAGCCGATGGACGCCAAGCTGTCTTACGCCGCGCTGCTGTCAGCCCAAATGCAGGCCGTCACGACATGGCACGATGTCACCCGAGTGGACTACAAGCTGCACCGCAAGCCCGGCAAGCCAGACAGCATGAGGGTTGACTACTACGATGGCTTGCTGTGCGTGGCCAGCGAGTGGGTGTGCTTTGAGCATATGGGGTATGCACGACAAAAGGCCGAGCAATGGTGGTTGCGTTTACTCAGTGCACAACAAGATACGATTTCAGTCCCAAACACAGTAAGCACTGCATTGGAATTGATTCAAGCCGTAAAAAGCGTACATCAAGAACAAGGATTTGCTGGCTTCAAAGAACCCACCCGCATCGCAACCCGCAAAAACGGCAAATACACCGAGGTAAAAGAATATGAATTTGATCGAACTGAACGCCATCAAAACGCACTTGCAGAAACAACTCAAGGACATTGAGTCAATCCAGGTCACCTGCCTGCGCTGTGAGCACTTGCAGTCTGGCCATATCTGCCAGAAGTTTGATGCAAAACCGCCACCAGACTGGCTGCACCAGCCGGTTGATTGTGAGCATTGGTTATGGGATTGCATCCCCTTCTAGCAATATGCTAGAATCCAAACACCTAAACCAAGGAGCAAACGTGAACGCACTGAACAAGCAAATTGATGGCAACCATTACAAGGATCTGCCAATCCAGCCAGTCGAGTACATCCACGCCAACGCAATGGGGTATTTCGAGGGCAACGTTGTCAAGTACATCAGCCGCTGGCGCAAGAAGAACGGCATAGCCGATCTGGAAAAGGCCAAGCACTACATTGAACTGTTGATTGAGCTGGAAGACCGCCGTGCCAATGCCATCAGGGAGGAAAAATGAACCACACCGAGGCAGATTACATCTGCGTGGGCTTTAAGTTTGAAAAAGCCCAAAGCACTGACAAGGCACGGGCGTTGGCCAACAAGCTGCGGGCGATGCTGTCCAGCGAAAAGCCCCACGACCAGACCGAGGCGCTCAAGCTGATTGAACAAGGACGCGCAGAGGCTCGGTTGTGACCTGGCCGTTCCCGCCGCCCACTGGCCCAGTGCCGTGGACACCTGCACAAGAGCAGGCATACAAGAAACAACAGCGCGACCAATACGAAGACGCGCCATTTTGAGAGGAGCAAGAAGATGCACTATCTGAAAAAACTGTGGCAGACCCCGAGCGCCGAAGCATTGGCGCTGCGTGAGCTGGAAGAAGCCAAGCGCAGCCTGCTGGAGGCGCAGACAAACAGGGAATATGCAAACGCCATGTGCGTGTTCCGTGAGGCGCAGATTCGCCGCTTGACGTCTTACATCAAGGGGCTGGAATGAAAGTCATCAGCTACATTGTGCTGGCCTTGGCGTGGCTGGGCGCAGTCTACATCGCCGTCCACTCTGCCCCCGAAGAGCGCCGCATCGACTGCGGCGTGGCCGAGTTCCACCCAGACTACACCGTGGAAATGCGTCAGGCTTGCCGCGAAGCGCGGAGGGTTAAGACATGAGCAAAGATGATTCGGTGGTCTGGGGCGTTGATCGTGCGCCAGCACAGCAAGAGCCTGTGGCGCATTGCGAAGCAGGGCCAGAGTTTTGTCTTATTTGTCACCAAGAGCAGCCAGCACAGCAGGAGCCTGTGGCGACAGTGACAAGTGAAACAGGAAATCCGAACGTCTCAATGTCTTGGTGGCACGAACCTGCGCTGCCTGTCGGCACAAAACTCTACACATCGCCACAGCGCACATGGGTTGGGCTGACTGATGATGAGATGCAAGCCATTTGGGATAGGTATGCCCACATGGAAATGATGAGAGCCATTGAGCAACGACTCAAGGAGAAGAACACATGAACTGGTTACCAGAACATAAGTGTGGTCTGCACCTGTCTCACAACGAACACCGAGATGTGTACGAGACTGTTGAGCAGTTTTACGAAGCTGAGGACTTTATTTCCCCAGAGGAGTGGCACAAGGCTGTTGAGCAGGACAGCGTCTGGGTTTTGCATTGGTATCCCAACACACCCATTGGGTTTAACCGCATTGCCGCATCAACACTGGAAGCCATTGAAGCCAAACTGCGGGAGCGCAACACATGAACGCAGAATTTAACAAGTGGTGGAACGAAGATTTGTTGACTGAAGACAATCCTTTTGTCGACGGTACTCCCGCCTTCTGGGCATGGGAAGGCTGGTGCGCTGCGGTCAAAGTCGAGCGTGAGGCGTGTGCAAAGGTGTGTGAGAAGGAGGGCGTTTGGAGTAACTGGTTTCAAGCCGACTGCGCCGCCGCCATCCGAGCAAGGGGCAACACATGAGTCCAATCCGGCAAAAGCGCATCCGTGAGCTGCTCCGCGCCAAGCCGTCTGGCATGACGCCGTTGGAGATCGCAGAACTGCTGACGATGCACCCGGCAAATGTCAGGACGGCGCTGCGGGCGATGCCCGACACCTATGTTGACCGCTGGCGTCTAGCCAGGCGCGGTCAGTATGAGAAGGTCTGGTGCGCGGTGCATGTGCCAGCAGACTGCCCGCATCCTAAAGACCGGGCGAAGTGGGGCACATACACAAAACCGATCCAAACCCGATGGGTGACGATCTGATGCGCTGGCAAGACTACCTTGCCAAGATGGATCACAGCAAAGGCACGAGCAACGCCATGATCCAGAAGGCCATGCAAAAAGAAATATTTGCGCTGCGGGCGGCTCTGCGTAAGCAGACCGCCAGCACCCAGCGCAACAAAGAAGCCTCCAAGCAGTGGCGGGCGGCGGCCACTCGCTACCAGTCGCTGGCCGCAAAGCGTTAGCCCAGCATCCCGCTGGCGAATTTCTCGACCGAGGCCACCCGGTTCATCCAGCCCTTGATGAATCGGGCTTGGCTCGGGTCACGCGCCACGATGCCGTTGTAGAACGCTTCTTTGGCGTTGCCAAATGCAACCAGCGCCTGCGCTGGGTCTGCCTTGGCCACAGCGGCCATTGTGCCGGGGCCGATAGCGCCGTCAGCCGTCACGCCCACGGCCTGTTGCAAAAACTTGGCAGCGCGTCCGGGTCCAGCGTTGACCGCAAAGTCGAACACGGCAAAGTCCAGACCGCCGGGCAGCTCGTCACAGCGGCACTTGTCCCAGTAGCCCTTCTTGTAGAACGGCGCAACGACATCCACGGTCAGCGCCTTCATCTCGCCGTCCTGCACTGGCCGGCCAATGTACTGCGCCCAAGCCGCCTTGGTCACGCCCAGGTTGGTTTCGCCGCCGCGGTCGAGGGGGTCGTTGACATAGCCGCCCTCAGACTTCAGGACATGCTCAAACGATGGTTGGAAGTTCTCTTTCATTTTTTGCCTTTCATATCAGCCAGTTTTTCGACAGTGCGGCCACCGAAGTAAGCCAAGAAAATGATCTGGCCCCATTGGCCCAGCAGTTGGACATAGGACTCTTGCGCGTTGTGCCCGAACGCCGACATCATGGTGAACACGAAGTAGGCCACAAAGATGGCGATCAGCGCCATCGGTCGGATGTTCTTGGACAGCCAGGAATCAGACCCCATGTCTGCCTTCCAGCGGTCAGAGACATTGTTCTGCTCGATTTCAAACAGCTTGGTGTCGTTGGCCATCTGAGCCAGTTCGCCATTCTGCGCCAGCGTGGCCAAGTCCAGTTGCGCCTTGGCCTTGGCCTCTGGGTCTGGAATGAGTTTGTCGATGAGCTTGCCGCCCACAGTCAAAAGTGCGTCGAGTCCTAGCATCAATTTCCCCTTTTAGTTAACATGGCGCTGGCGATTTCCAGCATGAACTTGATCTGCTCAAGGCTTTGCGGCGGCTCAGTCCACCCTACGGTGATCTGGCCAACAAAGCGATGGCTGTCTGGCGGCACGCTCACCCGGCAGGTGAAGGTCACGCCCTTCTCAAGATACCAAAGCCCAACCTCGGACTGGGCGTATCGGTATTCGCTGCACGGGATCTCGTTGGTCATCAGCCGGATAACATCGGCGTTGTTGGCCGAGTTCTGGCTGAACAGGCCAACGTCAATGTCCTCAATGCTCTTGTCCCGGCCATCCTTGGTGTATGCTTTATATAACACCCTGCTGCCGAACAGCGGGTTGACCTTGAAGATGGCCACCACGGTTGCGCCGGTCTTCTTGAACAGCATGGCGCTGGCCTCGTCTGCCCGGCTGGTGTTGATCTCCGGCAGCTTCTTAGACTCCTTGTAGGCGTCCCGCATGAACTCTTGGTTCTGCCACAAAAAGTAGCCCGCAAAGGCCACAACGCCCATGATGAGAATGGCGAACAGCTTGAACGGCGAGTCCACATACCCAAGCACTTTGTCGAGGGTGGAGTTGGCGTTCAGCTTGTCGTCGCTCATCTTAGGTGCTTCATGTACAAAACAATGCCGTAAATGATGAACCCGGCCAGTATGACCGAGGCGATACCCACCACGACATACTCAACCATCTGCTCGAACTTTTCCTTTTTCAAGGCGATCCGGCGAACCTCTGCTTCTTTAACTTCACGGCGTTTTCGTGCGGCCATTGCCTGAAACTTCAGCCAGTCATCCCACATACCTGGCCGACCGGCGTAGACCATCTGCGCCTTCAGGTGTTCTTCTTGCTGGCGCAGCTTCTCAAGCGCCATGAACTCCTCAAGGTCTGACCGCCCCTCAATGGGCCGACCGCCGGCCTTCTGATTGGCGTTCTCTTGCAGCTTTGACTTGTAGTCAAAGTATTCCAGCGCCTTGGAGCCGATGTCGGCCAGCTCCTTGCCATTCGCAAGGGCCGCCTTGATTACTGCGAAGGCTGCGTTGGCCGCTGCGAGTTCTGCGAGCATTTACTTCACCCGTGACAAAGATTTTCAGGCGCGGGTCATTTGTGAAACCAGCTTGAGAGGTAACCAATTGCGCTAGAGAACGCCGACACCAGCGCCATGCCCGCCCAAAAGCCACCACGGCCTTGGTTGGCCAAGGCGACCAGCTTCTCGACGTTGGCCTCCATCTTGTCCATCTTCTTGTCCATGTCATCAAACCGGCGCTCGTAGTCTTGCACCTTCTGCCAGAGGACGCCGTATTTGACGGGATCAATATCGGTCATTACTTCACCAATGCGTTTTTGTTCTGAGTGTTGGGAGCCAACTGGTTTGGTTGGCGCAGCGACTCCTCTAACTTCTTGGAAACCTCGCGGGTTCTGGCAAATTTTGCAACAGTTTCAGTGCCGGGAATTTTGATCGGCAATTGTTGCAAAGCCTCTAAACCACGCAAGACAGCGCCAGAGGTGTTGCTGTAATTGACAGCGCCAGGTTCTTTGACCACCACATCCTTGATTGCGTCACGCAGGTCAAGGATTTGGTCACGGCCAGCTTTGCCAAACATGTAGGCCAGCTTGTCGTCCTTGTCCAACTGGGTTACCAGTGTGTTCAAGCTCTTAAAGGACATTTGATCACCCTTGGTGAGCATATCCTTCATTTGCTGGATGGTCTGGCCTTGCAACTCGGCGTAAGCCTGACGGCCTTCTGGGCCTGCCTTCTTGAGCAACGTGGTGACTGTCCGCATTTCTTCCAAAGAGCCGTCCAGCACTACATGCTTGAACACATCTTCCAAAGCCACCCGGCGGTCAGCGTAGCCAGCCTTGGTGGTCAGCAACTTGTCCACACGGCCAACATCCTCAAACTCTTTAGCCAATTGACGGCGTGCGGCTCGAGCAGCTTGGTACATCTCACCGCCAGCACCCTCACCCATCTGGGTGATCATCTGCTTCATCTCAGGCGCACTGGGCGAGTTTTTGACCTTGCCGATCTGCTGGTAGATGTCTTCCAACGCCCGCACGCTGATCGTGCCAGTCTTGTTGGGGTCGTTCATGGCCAACGCTTCGGCCACCGAATCCAGAATCGGGTCTAGTGTCTTACGAGCCGTGGGGGTCTTGGTGTTGATGTAGTCCAACAAGTTTT